GCTCATTGTTTGCAGGGATGTAACGAGGCCATACAAGTGGTAGCCAAGTGCGGCGAACATCTCCATTAACAAGAGCTCATATGCCCAACGGGGCGTATCATACGCCTGGCTGCCGATGTAGAGGAGAAGAGGAGCGACTGCAACAACGTGAACAATATTCACCCACACACTCGGAGACGCCGCGCGCCATTTTACAATCACCTTGAAGGCGTGATAGAGGAGGATGACTCCGCCGAGGCCAAGAAGAGCCGGAAAGACCCACGGAGGAAGTTGGCCACGCTGAAAGGCGATATATCCAAGAACAGGAACAACAACTAGAATGTGAAAAAGCGCAAGAAGTATGTGGGTGTTCATTATCTGGTTTGTTATAGAAGATAGGTGCTGAGCATTTGGTCTGCGTGTTCTAAAGCGCCCTCCATCCACGCCTGGCGCAGACTGTAAGATTCGCCTGCGACATAGAGATTGGGAAAGGCATGCGCCATTGGTCTCATAATCGACTTGGAGATCTCAGCCGGATCATAGAGTCCAGGTGTCCAGTAATAGGCACCGTCAGGCCAATAGTGCGCCTTGAAAAAGAGTGGATTTGGAATCTCATACTCGGGGAAAAGCCGGCGCGCCTCACTTACAAGATAACCACCCAGCTTCTTCTCACCCTCGGAGTCTAGGATCTTCTTCCAACGAGCCGTGTCGTCACCATCCGTGTAGGAGATCATGAGAGCTTGGCCGACAGGAATGACATAGCGGAGCGGTGAATCTGTAATCGTTTTTTTGAGGGAGGTGTGCCAAGGGGCTTGCGTGTCCTGTTTCGGAAACACAGCATAGGTGCGGAGGAGCGGAGATGATTTCATATGACGGAGTGCAGGAAGTCGCGCAAAGGGTGCAACACCGACGAGGGAATCTCGGGGAAGTGTAAGAAGGACGTGGTGGGCGGTGTAGATTGTTCCAGGTTTGAACAAGAGCTTTGTATACCCGTTGGGCATCGGGCGAACTGCGGTCAGACGGTGTTTGAGAAAAATGCGTGTTCCTGAGTTCTCAGCCTCGGCATACATACGATGTATGAGTTCGCCCAAGCCCTCTTTAACAACCGTGAAGTTGTCGCTGTGGCCGAGTTCATTGCGAAAGGAATTGAGAGCGACGTCAGCCCGCATCACCATCACTTCAGATCGATATGGAAAGTGTTGAAGAAGAGCTTTGGTCTCCTCAGCACCGATGACTTTGTGGAGAAGTTGTTCAATAGTGTGGGTGACCAGATCCTTTTCACTAAGAGTTGATAAGGTATCCACTAAGATCTTTGCAAAGGAACTCCACGTATCCGCCTGTGGTGTTCCACCCACGGGGCGCCAAATGCTATCGGGATCAATTGGTATTGTAGTGAGGCCGTAGCGGCGGAGGAGACCGTGAACATAAGTGTGAGAGGAGTGGATGCGCCCTGCACCGGCCTCCCAGCGAACCTTCGTGGTGGGCGGGGAGTAGGTGACCACGCGACCACCTGCGCTTGAGTATGCCTCTGCAATGGCGATACGGGCGTTCGGGTGGGCTTCTCGGAGGCGGATTGCACAGTACAAGCCGGCAATGCCGGCTCCTACTATGAAATAGTCATACGGGGTAGTCGAGATCATCTGATTACTTTGTAGACTTCAAACTTGTGAAAATCCACGTAGCGATTTTTCCGGTATCGCTTGCCTGAATGGGACCGACGATGCGCTTCCCAGGGAGAAGAATTAACATACTAGGAATTGCTTTTACACCGCAGAATCCTGCGGTATACTTGTTCTCGTCAACGTCGCACTTGTAGACGGGCAGGGTGGGGAATTCATCGAGAAGAAACTGCCAGTCGATGCGCTGGCAAGGACCGCACCAGGAGGCGGTGAAGTGAACGAGAACGGGGGATTCGAGGGCTGGACTATAAAGAAGCTCAAACTCTTCCTGGGAGTGGAGGGGAATCCGACGGTCTTGTTGCCCAGGCATACTGTCTACCTGCTGTAAGAATTGCGCCTCCGCCAATGAGCGCAGCGATGCCGGTTAGAATCACTGTGTCAAAGGGGGTTATGCTTTGGCTTTGTTCACTCTCGCTTCGCTTACCCTCTGGGTAGTCGCTTCGCTTACCCTCTGGGTAGTCGCTTCGCTTACCTCCCACCATAGATCCAGTTGCACCCCCCGCCCCTGCAGAGACAGCGGATGCTCCTGTCGCCATCAAGCTCCCAATCTGCGATCCGATGCGAAGACCCGTGCGAGCCTTGTCTGTCGCAACCACCGCTGCCCCAGCCGCCGCCTCCACGGGTACAGCGAGACTTCTGACTGCGCCCTTCGTTACAGCAAGAGTCGGATTCACAACTGTTTCAATGGCGCCAACAAGGCTTGACGCCGCAGGGGATGCAATGGATGCAAAGCGCAGGGCAGGCAAGGCAAGAATCAGAGGTCCCTTTATCAGATTCCCTAAGCTGCCTGCTAATGTCTCAAAGAAGGTCGGGGGTGCACATGGTTCAGCCTTTGAAGGGAGTGTAAGATTGGGGGATTGCCCATCGTGATCCATTCCAAACCACGTAAAGGGAGGGACACGTTGCGATCCTTTTTTAAAGAAATGAGCAGGATCACTGAACATAACAAAATAGTCATTGATAACCGCAATCATACCGAATATAAATCCAAATGGAATAATGGTTAAGAAAGCAAGTCGCGCGAGAGCGTTATTGATATCTCCAGCAAATCCTTGCGCGATAGGCGCAATCGGTATCAGAAGTGCATAAAAGAGGAAATACCACGGGCTCGGGGGAGGAGGCCACGACGAAGGCTCCGCCGATTTGGAACCTGGAAGGAAGGATGCAAGTGCGGGGCCAACTTCATCGGTTGAGCCAGGAACTGAAGCGGCAATTTTCTGCGTGGCGGCTCGCACCGCTTGTGCTCCAACTTGAAACCCTTGTGCGTACCCGTCTATGCTTGCGGTTATGCCCCCACTCATCTACTGAGCGGCGACGGGGTTTTTACACGTCGCTCTGACCAGCTTGACGAATGGGGAGCGTGGAGGGCGTGGAGGGCGTAGAGGATGCAGGCGGAATCGGTTTTGCCCACTCTGTAAACATTCCTTGGGCGATGCCGAGGGGTCCCCACGGAGACTCCAAGCCGTAGAGATCCAAATCAACGCCGCCCGCATTTGACAGCTGAATCAGATCAAAAATCCACCAATATCCGAGAGTCAGTGTATTTACAATAAGAAACAGAAGCCACGTATGGGGGGAGCGAAAGAAGAGATGGTGAAGGCCTAGAAGACCAAAGGCCAGTGTGAACCACCACATTCCACTCTGTGTATATTGAGGGATACCCCAGAATCCAATACGTGTATGGCCTGTTGCTGGAAAGTTTATTGTCGGCATTTTGGGTTACAGCCTACTATATGAGCATCTCACGAAAGTGGGGTGGGAAGCACGAGTTTTCAAAGAAAGGCGGAGGAGGCAGAGCATCTCCATCGTGGCGAAATCCGAAACTGTCAAAGTCCAGGAGAACAACTGTGCCGTCGGACTGGAGGTAAAGATCAAAGTCCCAGGCAGCAAATCCGGCCGCCCAGAAGGCTTTCCACGCAAGGACAAGCTGAGCTATGAGTAAAGGCTCAGCAGCGATCCCTTCCGAATAAAGAGGACAGGATGTATCCACGCGTTGCATCGTGTAAGAGGGTGTGTCTGGATCCTCAAGAGCAGGAATGCGTATAAAGTAAATCGTTTCAGGCGAACGTGCAAGGGCGTCAGCACAGAGGCGATGAATGCGCTTCTGGGTCTGAATACAGTAACTGCGAATACGGAAGGGATGGCGAGCAATCTTCTGTACAAGATCGGGGCGATGGGGTACAGTGTACACACAACTCGATTTACCTTTAGCAAGTAAGACTCGATTGTTTTCAATTGTCATCTACACGGGGACATATATGTGTACCCGTATTGAGGACTCACTTTTAGACACGCCCGGAATTTAAAAAGTAGGAATATCTGAGTTATTTAGTTCTACATAATTTTTTCTTATAAAATTAATGTCAAAAGCAAAATCATCAATTTCTTTAGGGTCTTTTAACCCATTCGCGAGTGCTTGTCTGTAAGTCCAATTAAGAGTGCTTGGGCGTTTTTCCCATTGTTTACCATTAGAAGTAGTTATACCGGAAAGATCAAAATCAAATAATTTATATTTACCATCAGCGCCAATACCCATATTATCAGGTTTCCAGTCAATATACATTATACCTAAATTTTGTAGAAAGTTCTTAACTAATAATGCTTCTGAAATGAGTGTATTTTTATCATAATTCTTCTCAGAATTGATAGGTGTCAATAGTTCAATATCTATATAACTATCTGTAATACGATAGACTTTTACAATATTTGGGTGTGGATTCTTTTTAAGGATTTTACATATTGCAGTTTCAGTGATACTTGCTCCATATTTTCTAAAAAAGTTTTTGCCTCTAAACGTTTCATCAAGGTTTGTTACGTTAGTTCCTCTATATTGCTTAGAGCCACTGGTCTTTCGTGTTTTCCGCATATATTTTTTATTACGCCTTGAGTCAACCATTTAATATTTGTTTAGAATTCTTTCCGCGCGGATGTAAAGAAGACGCGTATATGTAAAAGGAGAATGCAGGGTATTCCGTGTTCCATCTGTTCGGAGAGTGGTCATCATCCGTCACACTGTCCTGAACTGTGTGATCCTTTGCGGCCTGGGTTTTCAGGAGCAGGAGGTGGTGGCGGCGGAGTTGACGATGAGGATGAGAAGGCAGTGGCTCAGGCTTTTGCCTCAAACACGGAACAGCAAGCCACCGAACCCATCCACAATACGGAGGACGTTGTGGTTCAGCGCATAGATACGCGCCGCCGCGGGACCGCGGGGAGGAGTCACCGTATTGTCCATCAGAAGCTGTAAGACAATAGAATCCAGACGGCTGGCGTTCATTGATCCGCTCGGCTGGACATCCTCAGGGCGGAATGCAAAGCTATAAGAATAGACAAAATCACTCACAGGTACAACGGTGTGGTACTGATACGGCTGAACAAGACGGAAGTAGTCTGCTCGGCGTTCATCGAAGCGGTCGAACCCGTCAATGCGCAAAAGAGCGGTTTGGATCTGGTTCATGTAAGAGTTCTGGGGATTCACGGATGACTCGCCAATACTCAAATTCGTGTAGTTGAACCACTGATTCGCCCGTGTGGCGGCCTGGCGCTGGACTACCCAGAACAGTTCGCGCAGAGGATGATTGAACTCCATCGGAATCTGAATATAGCTGGCTGTCCGGTCAATAGGTGTCGACGGAGTGTACTGAACTTGCTCAATCAAGTACTCGTGGGAATTGGCCACAAAGCGGCGGCGTTCATCGATATCCAGGTGAACATAATCGCCGTACATCACCATCGAGGTGATCGACGCAGCCGCCGCACTGATATCACACGGATCCGTCGTCGGGCTGTCCACAATAAACATTTGATTCAGAGGACGAAGAGTGATATTCACGCGGATGGGATGGTACTGGAGTGCAAGAAGAGGCAAGTAGAGTCCAGGATTCTTACAGAACCAGAAACGAAGCGGCACATACAAGAACAAGGGACCAAACAAGTTCACGACGTTGGACGGCGCATTGCCGGCGGAGTTGCCATCCGTCTTACCGATCATAT